GGGCCTCAACATGGGGTTCCTTCTCGGCTTTTATGTAGCCAAAAGAGGAGAGCGCCTAGAAGACTTCGAGGAATCCCAGTTTGCAGTCTACCTGCAGGATGTTGTCGACCGATGCAATTCCGAACCAAAGAAACACGTCATGATGGTTGCACTTGACGCGTCCGTTCCAGAACCAAAAAACGGAAGCAAGGCGAAAAACAGCATCGATCTGATCGACCTGAAACTCGATATAGACAAAATGTCAGGGAAATCGGTCACGGTACATGGCACCATTACCGTTCTCGGGGACTTTGCGATGCTGGGAGAGGGTGGTTTTGATTCAACACCAATCCCGGTCGAAATCGGAAAGTTGTCGCGGGAAGATCGAAAGAAGGTTCTACAGAACTGCGAGATGCAATGCGGAGTGACTATCACCGGAAAGGTGGGGTCCGTCATGCTTCAAAAAGGCATAGTAGCTCAATCCGTGGTACTGGACTGAGCACTAACAACCAGCCTTCCGCTTGGCCCGCTTCGCCCTCACCTCGCACGGCTTGTCGAACGTGCCGCGCCAGATACCCGCCTTCGACGCTTCGGCTTCAGCCTGCGCGTCGGCAAACTCACCGTCGCTATATCGCGGCCAGTCTAGCGCCCATCCACTTCGGACCAGCCAGTCGGCCACAGACAAGCCATCCGCGCGGAAGCAGTTGGCTACCATACGTCCGTAGCGATCTCGCTCGACAAACTCGCACCGTGTCGGCCTGGATTTCGCCAGCCATTCGTCGAGAGCGAAGGCCGCCTCTTTGCCGCATCGGTATTCTTTTCCGCCGGCGGTACAGCGCTGCCAACTTTCCGGCGCATCAATCCCATTGAGACGGATGCGCTCGCCGCTGATCTCTATTGTGTCACCATCCACCACCGAAGCACGACCGCTTATGTCGGCGGCAAAGGCCGGTGTGGCGAAAAGAAGAAATGCGAGGACTCGAAGCATACTGAATCCTCGCATTAAAGTTGCGTCATGTCAAAAGCCCCCACCTCCGCCCAGGCTGGATTCGACGGCGGCCTTGGTCTTTGCGCCCAGATCGCTGGTAGCGGCTGCCGCGGCAGCGCGTGGGTCAATGACGCCGGTGATCGTGATTGGTGCCGAAACATTGACGCTTACGGGCTGCTGGTTGGTCACGCGAACATCCTGCGTGCCTGACGGGCGCGTCATCTCCAAGATAGAGCCCGGATCGATTTTAACCGGCGAGCGGCTGCTATCGACCGCCTCCATGAGTGGATTATAGCCAGAGCCGCGCTGGGCATTGAGTTGCGCGTCGGAGCGTTCGTAGCTTGGCGGCGCGCGCTCGCCGAACAAGAGATCTTTCAGCGTGTTGAGGCCCGAGCCGCCCGGCAACGCATTCAGAAGCGTGTCGCCAAGCTGCGTCGGCGTGGCTCCATCTCGCGCCGGGTTCCAGCCGGTATGCTTTTCGATGTAGTCGTCGACTGGCTTGGTAATGCCGCCGAGATCGCCTTTCGGATCGAGCTCGCGGAGCGTGACCAGCAGGCCCGTTGCGATAGCAGCGCCTGCGGCTGCGGCGAACAGCGTGCCAAACAACGTCCCGCTGGTGGCGGCTGCACCTTGTAGGCCACCGGCCGCCGTTGACGCGTTCAGCGCGCCTTGAATGCCAGCAACCGTCTTCAGGATGCCGGAGACCGTGGATGCGCCGGACAGAAAATACAGCGCGGCACCAAGAGACCGGATCGCGCTGGCGGCCACTGCAAAACCAACGGATGCAAGCATCAGTTTGAAACCGTACGGCGCCAGTTTTCCGAGAAACTGGGCAATCGGATTGTCGCGAATAGCGTCAGACAACTCACGAACGTAACCGCCATATTCGCGGAAGCGAGCAAAAACCGCAGCAATGTGGTCCTGCTTCTTGGTTGGGCCTTCCGCCTCTCCAAACAGCAGGTCTCCAAGGTCATTGATTTGCTGGCGGATGTCCCCGGAAGCGCCCATTCCTTGCAAAAGGCCATTCCACGCCCACCGGATGTCGTCGAAAACGTGAGAACGCTCGTCCAATGTGTCGAGAATATCTCCAATTCCAAGCGCCGCTTCCTTAACAGTAGGCAGCATCCGGTCGCCCAGTTGCATACCCACTTCGGAGAACTTGTTGCGGAGAATCGAAAGAACGTTGGCCGTGGTGTTGGCGCGCTCCACATATTCCCGAAAAGCAGATCCTGCGTACTTCGTGCGATCACTGACGCTATCCAGCGCCTGGTCAAGCAAATCAAGATTGCCGATCAGCGGCGCAAATGCCTTCGCCTCATCGCCAAAGAAATCGGAAAGCAGCGCTACATGCTGGTCTTTTGGCGCCTTGCCGATTGCGGCCAGAACCTTCTTGATGGCGGCCGGTGCATCCTTCTGCATGTCCTTGGCAAGCTGCGGCAGATTGAGGCCGAGCGCCTTGGCTAAGGCTTTCTTCGACTTCTTCGCCGATGCCCCGCGCGTCATGGCCTTCACGACATTCTGCATTGCAGTCGCAGCCGTGGAAGGATCTGCGCCGGCCGCGATCATGGCGCTGCCGAGTGCCGCGGTCTGTTCTTTTGCCAGGCCGCCAATCTTCGTGAACGCACCGACGCGAAGCATGAAGTCGGTTACGTCGCTGGCCTTGGACGCCATGTTGTTGGAAAGATGATTGATCGCGTCGGCGAATTCACCGGTCTCACCAATTGACATGCCCAACTGCGTCTTGAGCTTTGCAAGGGATTCGCCGGCTTCACCAGCCGACAAGTCGAAGGCAATGCCAACGCGGGCAGCCATCAATGCAAACTCATTCAGGTCAGCGGTGGCAATTCCGCTTTCTCCGCCGGCTGCATAGAGCGCGGCCAGGTCAGTAGCGGTCGTCGGCAGCGTGGTCGCCAGGCTGCGGATGTTTTTCTGCATCTCCGCGAATTGCTGGTCGGTCGCATCAACGACCTTTCGCACATCCGCGAAAGCAGACTCGAAGCGCATCGCCGCGCCGGCCGTTGAATCGATACCTTCGGTCGCGCCAATGTATCCGGCGCCAAGAGCAAGGAGCGAACCCAAGCCACTCCGCAGTGGCGTCATGAACGCCGTCTGCCGGCGCTGCAGGTCATTGAGCACGCCAGTAATCCGGCGTGCTCGCGCGCTCACGTCATCAAGCAGCGAGAGCTTGAGAGTACTCTTCAAAACGGCCATGGGCGCCTCGCGTCAGTGCATCTGGCCGCTAAACAGCTTGCGGATCTCGATGGCGTGTTCGTAGTAGGAGAGTGTCTTCTCAGGCGGCCAGCGCTCGATCGCATCGATCGGCGTGCTCAATGTCGAGGCGACGAGAGCCGCGGCTAGACGCCAGCTTCCGTCGACTCGTCCGGCTCCCCCATGAGAGACGCCGTCGCCTTCAGGATTTTGTTGAGGTCACTGACCTTGATCTTTCTGAACGCAGGCAGCGGCACGTCCGAGATTGAAGCAAGGATAGCGAACATCTTGCTGTTCTCACCCTTGACGGCATCGGACGCCATCAGATCGCCAGTCGTGGCTTCACGGAAGGTGAGGTCAGAATAAGTGGTGCCGTTGAATTCGACAGGCGAAGAAAGGGTATACTTCATGAAGAAGCTCCTCTTGAAATTGTATTTGAGATCTGATATTGAGATGAGTGTGGCGGCCGTTGTAGTAGCGAAACCCATCCGTCAATCGCCACCACAACAGAAAGGCCCGCACGAGGCGGGCCTTTTTGCTGTCTTAGACAAGCATTGCGTTGCGGATTTCCGCATACTGCGAGACGCCGCCGACACGAATGTCGAAGTCGTCGATCTCGTAGATCTCCTCGCCGTCGATCTCGAGTTTGTAATAATTCACACTGACCTGGTAGTCCGCCTCGGCCATGTCGCCGCCCTTCCAAGTGCCGGCATCTGCCTGCTTAAGGAAGCCGCGGATCGTGAGCACGGCGGAGTGAACCGTACCGTCCTCGTCCACCAGTGCGCCCGTGATCATGAAGGGGTTTTCAGCGCCAGGCTTAAGGCCGAAGAGCTTGAGCACGATCGGGTCGAAGCCCGACATTTTGAAGCTGAATTCGAGCTTTTCGTACCCCATTTTGACTTCGCGGGGCTTGATCATTCCCGAGTTCCGCATTTCCTCAAGCTTTTCCTGGGGAACAGGCGGGGTGACATCGCCGATCTGACCAATCAGATTGTTACGATCGGCAAAAAGGTTGCAGTTGCGCAGCAGGAGCCGCGGAAGATTGTTCGCCATGGTATAGGATCCTTATGCGGCCAGCGTCAGCGGGCCGTTTTCGATCGCACCGCGAACCTCGTCGAGCAGGAGCTCGAAGTAGAGGGTGTTGCGGTGGGTGGTGATGTGGATCTGTTCCATCGGGACGACCGGCTCGAACTCGACATTCAGGAATACTTTGCCCTGCGCATTGAGCGTCGGAGTGTTGAGGTCCGAAAGCCAGACTCGACCGCCAAGGATGTCGTTGTTCAGCTTGAAAACTCGAAGCGCGGCATTGCCGTCTTCGATCATCATTTTCAGATTGAACTTCGTGAACTTCCGGTCGACGTAGAGGAAGTATAGATCCTCAAGCGCTTCGTTGATCATGTCCGCCGTGGCGCGGACGCTGTCGAACTCCCAAAGCGGGTCGTCGGTGGCCAGCCTGCTACCCCAGGTCCGGAGACCGCCGCGCTCATTGATGATCGTCGAGACCTGACGCTCGTTGAGGTAGTTGGAGTCCTGCGGATACTGGATCGTGCGCGCCACGCCGTCGAGCGTGCGGATGATCTTGTTGGAGACC